TAGTGGACTCCTGACTTTCCTGCTCTCGGTGAACTGGGGAGCCCCCATGATCATGGTGGAGCGTTTCGATCCGGAATCCGCGCTGGACCGGATCGAACGGCATGGATGCACGTGGATGAACGCACCGCGCGCCACTTCGATGAGCGAGGCGACAAGATAGAGCGCAAAGGAATTTGAGGCGAGGCTTTCGGTCTGGGCAACAAGCGCTCCCGTGGTCGACTTCTTTCCCGCCGCAGGCGCCGTAGAAGCGGCAGCGTCCTAGGCCTGCCTCGACGGGGCTCGGAGGCAGCGGGCAACTCGACGCTCAACCGATCAACGCCGCGATATCCACCTTGGCCGTCCAGGCCGCAGGCGCAGCGGCGATCGCCATGGCAAGCGCGACCGCGCCGTCAATCCTCCCCGACGACCGCTTCTTTGACAGCTTGCGATTTCCGGCGGCGTCACGCTCGACGGTCGCGTTGGCCATGCACATAGTGAGGACCGGATGATTGCCATGCCGAAGCTTCCGCCCCAAGACCAGGCTCTCGAGATCGCGCAGCGCCGGGCTCATCGACTTGAAGCCCTGCCCAAACTCGACGAACGTCCGCTCAAGAAGTTGTTCCGAAAAGCCTACTTTCACTAGCCACGGCCGCAGGTGAGGATAGTTCCATCGATCGAAAGCGATCTTCGTCACATGATAGTCCTCGAATACATCCTTCAGACGCTCGGCAATGAACTCGTAAGAGATCGATGCGCCGGGCGTCGTTTCGAGATATCCTTGCTCGGCCCACAAGTCATAGGGCGCCCGGTCGCGGGCCGCCTTTTCCTCCAGCCGCTCCTCCGGCAACCAGAAGATTGGCCGCACGTGCCACACGCCATCACGGGGATCGCAGTGGGCTAAGACCAAGGCGGTCAAATCGGCGCTTTCGCTCAGATCCAGACCGGCGGGATTGGCGGCCCGAATGGCTTCCTCCGAGAAAGGATCGAGCTCGTGGGCGACAGACCGAAGGCCGTCGTCGCCTCGGCGGAAAGCGCCCGATACCGCGTTCCGAGCTCGCCACAGCTCGGCGTCTTGGCGGTTTCCTGGATGCGCACCGTTTGCGCGAGCAGCGGGTTCATCCGCACCATCTTCGAGCCCAACGCAAAGAGGATCACGGCCTGGTCGCGCGATTGGGCGGCGGAGTACAATTCCGAGTTCGGTCGGTTCCTGGCCGGCGGACCGCATAAGTGCGCGAGCAGCAAACACGCGGCCAGGGTTGTCTTGGCGTTTTTTCTCCCCATGCTGACGATCGCCCGCCGGGTCCCATGCGGATTGTCGTAGATCGCCCGCAGGATATCCTTCTGCCACTCCTGCAGTTTGAGCGGCTGGCCGACGAACTTGCCTTCGGGGGACAAAGCACACGGTCTCAATGAACTCGATCACGTCGGCTGCAGTGACCGGGACGAACGGAGGTTGCTTATGACGCCGGGCCATCGGGACTGCCGGACTTCTAGGCCACGATATCCCAAGGTCTGAACGAAGGAGCGCCGCGTTCGAACCGCGACCGGCCCTCGCGCGCGGCCATGCGGCTTCGTGGCGTCGCTCGCAACGCCGTCAGCCCGTGAATGATCGCCTTCGCGGTCTCCCGGTGCATGGCGGCGACCGCCTTCTCGGCCTCTAGAGCCTCAGGATCAGTCGGCATCTCGCCTAACCAGCGCAGGCGGTCCTCCAAGCGCTCGGCGATCGCCACTTGGCTGACCAGACGACGAAGGACGAGCTGCGAGGCAGCGTCGACCCATTGGGCGGGCAATGCGTCGATCACATCGCGCCAGGCGCGGCGTTCAGCCAAATCGAGCGCCGCCGGCGGCTCAGGGCGACCCTTGCCGGGCAGCATCGGCGCAATCGAGATGTCCGCGGCGGAGCGTCGGGGCATGGGTTTAAACCTATCACCACCCGACCGGAAACGCGACCAACCGCCGGCCAATCCATTGAAACTACTGGCAACTTCAGATTAGTTCGCGCAACCGAGAAATAATGCTTGTTTGCAACGCAAAGCTGGCCCCGCGCCCGCACGACGGCCAAGCTTTATTTTTTACCCTCCCCGGGCCCTCATTGCGAAAGACGTTCTGCAGAGATCTCCAAGCCCAATATGGCGACTTTGACGGAGGCGCGTCATGAACTTGCCCGTCAGTAAGCCCGTGTCGGAGCGACCTCACGGACTTTGGAGCCTCCGGGATATGCTCAAATTCAATGCATCTGACTTCTACAAGGTCACCGCGGCCATACAACATACTCAGACGACGATTGAGGCTCGTGGGCTGAGAAGCAAGACAGAAAATCCCGATAAGAGCATCACTATTACTCCCATCAATGATCCGCAATTTATTCAAACCCTAAGTGAGCGCTGCGACAAGTTGGTAGAATCTCTTAAAGTTCTTGGTGCGCGTCTCACACTTATGGCAGTGCAAGACATGAGGTGGATGATCGCTACGGAAACCATAACCTTTGAAGCGCTTGCAGATGCCTACAAGGACATTAACCGCACTCTCAAGCGAGATCTAACCCTTGTTACCTTGTTGTCACTAGATACAAAAGAACAAGCCTGGTTTGAACCACGTGAGTCGCTTTTCGGGCCTGACTTTGCGAACAAACGTACTAAAGGAGCGTTCGAATTAGATGGGGCCGCTAAGTGCATTGCACTTGGTCGCCCCACTGCGACCGTATTCCATTTAATGAGAGTGCTGGAAGTCGGTATACATGCTCTTGCCGCGTGTTTAGGCGTTCCCGATCCTATCAAGCCTGCCGAACAGAACTGGGGAATAATTCTCCGAAATATCATGAGAGAAGGAATTGAAAAGAAATGGCCTAAAGCAAAAGATCGTATGTGTTGGCGCTCTGCTTATGGAATCGTTACATGCCTCTTTAGATTCCATTAAGAACCCGTGGCGCAACGAAACCATGCATGTCGAAGGAAAATACACAGATGACGAAGCTGAACATATATTCGTTTCTGTGAGGGGTTTTATGACGAAGTTCGCTTCTCGGATGGACGAGAACGGGAACCCGAAAGTTTAGAATCCGGCTCCCCGGCTTGAGCCACTCGACCACAATGGGCCGTTGCGCTGGAAGGAAACACCTTCCTCCGTGAGGCCGCTAGCCGTACCGCGTTCCGTGCACCTCCGTCGTCTCGCGCCTCCCGTAGCATGTCAAAGGGCGGATCCATCGCGAGCTCGCGACCGCCGACCCGCCGTCGCTGCGATCGGTTTCCGCCGCCGCCTTTAGCTCGGCGACGGCTGCGGAGGGCCCGGCTCCTCTTTCTTCAATTTCCATCGGCCAGTCGTATCCTTCGTGATCACGCCGCGCAGCGCCGTCTGCTGCAGCCGTTCCCCTGTCGCCGATCGGCTCGAACCGGCCACATTCGCCAGCGCGACCGTCGGCGGTCGCGACCGTTGCGCCAGGCGTGAAGATACGCCGAGGAGGCGAGGATGGACGAGCGGCGAGGCGGATAATCCCGTCAGGGTCGGAGCGCTCGAGAAGCGCTGCGATCTCGAGGTCGGGGCACTTCGCTGGCGTGGCTCCGACTTTGACGATCGTGAGCACACCCATCGAGCGTTCAATGGCTCGCCAGCGATCGACCACGCGAACGAAGAAATAGCCGGCAAACAACGGGGTCGTGCGCCAGCGTGAACCGAATCGTTCCCTCACCCTGGTCGCGAAGATCTCGAACCCGGCCTGGCAGACGGACTCGACAGCCAGACGGTCGTGATTGCGAACGGTGCGGACGGCGACCCAAAATGGCATGGAGCGAGGAATTCATCGCTGATTCCGCTTTTGGTCAAGGCCGAAGGGCCGCCTGTGCTTTACGAGCCGCCCTTGAGCTGGTCGAGCAGCAAGACGCTGCCGGCGTCCTTCCTCCCCTCGAGCGCCCTCAGGCCGCCAACTGTGAACAGCGCCACCGCCTTGAGCAGGTCGGCCAGCTGCTGGGCTGCGCCGGCGTCGAAGCGTCCATAAGCGCCACCGGTTGAACGAGCGATGTCGCGAAGGGTCGATTGGACCGTCGGATCCTGACCCTCCTGAAACATAAAAACCGCGGTTCCGAGCCGACCTAATTCACGCGCCTTGGCGATGAGAACGTCGGGATTCTCCTCCACTGCATCGCCGACGAACACCAGGGCGTTGACCGGCTGCTTTGCGGTCTCGTTCTTGGCGTGGATAAGGACGCGCTCGATTTGAGTAGTCCCGGTGCGACAAGCGATCTTTTCCATCAGCCGGAGCAGGTCTCCGGATTCGGAGACCCAGCTCGAGGCCCGGCACTCATTGAACCCGCGAAAAAGACCAGCTGCAGGCTGAGCCCGCCGATTGCCGCGGCTTCCCGAAACATTTCACCCTGCACCTTCGAAGCGAGATCCCAGGCCGGCTGACGGCTCATGGTCGCGTCGAACGAGAAGATCAGTCGACCAGAGCCCTTGGAGCCCTGTTTCAGGCCCTGCAGAAATTTGTCGACTTCCGCGTTGGTCTTGGTGTCATTCTTTAGGAAAAGTGACAGATTTTCTACCATGACTCCCTCGTTTTATCGGGATCGTCGTGATCAAAGAGATTCCCCTATAGGAGTAGAAAATTCGCATTTGAGAAAGATAAGAAAATGCGAATTATACGGAGCTACGGGCCAAGACCTTTGATCACGACGATCCCGATTTTCCACCCCGTCTCAGGGGATTTCGACAAGCTGGAACGAGACGACATTTCCGGCCTGCCCTTTGACCAGTCGACGCCGCTTGACGATCCGGCCGTGAATCCGCCCCAGCCACTTGCCCAAACGCTCCGCCGAGATCTCGCTTTCCTTTCCCTTCTTCGGCGCGATCCTCAGCAGAAGCTCCTTGAGCCACAGCGTGCCGTGGACGTTAGGGTTCTGCTCACAGGCGATCTTAATGATGCGGGCGGTCGTATAGGCCATGTCCATGCGCAGGTAGGTCGGCCAGAGGTCGAAGAGCTCGCGGATGTTGGTCAGCTCAGGATCTTCCGCGCGAATCGCCTCCATGCTGAGAATCGGATCCGGCTCGCCAAGCCATACCAGCGGGCTGCGCACCATTTTCGACCAGGCGGCGTAGGAGCCGAACGGCCCGCACGCAGCAGGCGCGCCCGCGGCCAGGTAGGCGCGCGTCACAGTCAGCGCGGCGGCGACATACCGGGCGCGGTCAGTCCGGGCGCATGTCAAAGGGTCGTCTCGGAACTGACGCAGCTCTGGCCGCTCAGCGAGCGCCTCGAGGTCGCACAGGAGGCCGCGGCGCACCATGTCGCCGACGAAGCTGACATTGTTGCCGGTCGCGAATACGGCAGTGTGGCACTCGCAGTCCGGCATCTCGCTGCGGCCGAGAATCCTGATCCTGACGATCGGCCGCTCAGTGATCTGGCACAGCAACTCGCCGCTCAGGTCATGGGCCACGTTGTCGAGCGAAACGATCGGACTGCCGCTGAACAGCACCGCGCCGATCCTCTTCTCGGTCTCTTCAACGCTGCCGGAAGCGGTAATGACCGGACACAGCCGCCCGGTGGCGATCATGGAGATGACGTCGACCAGATAGCTTTTGCCGGCGCCGGGCGTATCGGCGCGAATGAGATAGATCGGCGCCGTCGGCAACGATCCGCGCAGCAAGGCGGTCAGGAGCCCCGACAGAGCGACCGCGAGGTCGAGCGTCGGCCGCTTGAACGAGAATTCCGCGAACAGCGCCTTCAACGTCGTCAGCGCCTCTAACGCCTGCTCCCGGATCGGGCTGTGCGGAATCGGCGGCAGCTGCAGATCGAGCCACAGATAGAGTTCCGAGCGCAGGTCATAGCCGGGAGCTGCCAGCAACGAACCGTCGGCGCGCAGGGTCGGGGTGGTGATGATGCCGCTGACCCGCGGGAACGTCCACTTGCGCTCGCGCGCCAGCACCATCCGCACCAGCTGGATTGGCGGATCAGCGTCGACCCAGCCCTTCAAGCGCTTACTGTAGCGCTGATAGATCGCCGCTTCCGCGACCGGCTCGGTAAACGAATCGGTGGTGAAGACACTGAGCCGCGCCATCAGGATCTTGCCGCCGTCGGCGGCGGTGGCGAGCTCGCCGACCGGATAGACCAGCGATCCGGCGCGGGAGAACACGTCGACGCCGGCCGCGAGCAGCGCCTGCTCGATCTCGGTCACCGCGCGCGGCAGCTGTCCGCTACGCAGTTGGATGGTCGGCAATACGTGCGGACGCAGCTGCGGCGGGGACTGTGGAGACGGAGACGCTGCGCCCGACGTCGCGCCTCCGACTCCAGCACCTCCTCCTCCCGACCCGGCACCGCCGCCTGCAGCAGGTGCGGGCGCGCTGACCGCGATCTTGTCGTAAGACGACCTGACCGCCTCACGCAGGCGTCCGGCGTACTTGGCGGCGACGCCGTTGGGATACTTCTCCAACAGCGCGAGAATCGCCTCGGGGTCCCACTTGCGCCGCGCCAGCTTTCCGATCACCGCGTGAAACAGGGCGGAGCGCGACTTGTCGTCGCCCCGTCCGGCGCCGCCCTCGCGGACGTCTCTCATCAGGTCTTCTGGCAGGCTCGATTCATCGGCGACAATTCCGGCGACGGCGCCCACGCCTCCGTTTCCGGTCGTCGCGCTGTGCCCAGGCGCGAGGTGCGGCTGCGCCGCCAGTTCGAGAGGGTCCCACAACCGGCCAGACCACTCGACAATGCGGGTCGGCTCGACGGCGGTGCGCCCACGGGCCCGTTTGGCCTTTGAAGGAAAATTCGGAGTTCCGGCGACCCGGTAACATTGAGTGATGACGCCGGTGTCGGCGTCCGCCCCAGTGCGGGCGCGAAGATCGTCGCCGATCGCCTTGGCCTGCCAGACCGGAGTCGGCTTGGTCAGCAGAAGCCAGTGCTGAAAATTTCCCGACGAAGTTTCGGTCGTCAAACTCGGGCGAACAGCAAGATTGCCGCCTTTGCCCTTGTCATGGTCGGCGTCGACGACCAGGCCAAACACATATTCAGTGTCGGCGAGGCTGCCGCGCTGCCTGCCCTGCAGGCCAGGGCGCAGGGCGCGCGCATCAATATAGACGTTGAGCCCCGAGTTGGCGGCGGCGACCGCCGCCTTGACCATCGTATCGACGTCTTCGAGCCTGAAGCGGCTCGGGATCATCTTTTCGTCGACCGGGCTGAGGCAGCACAGCTGCAGCATCCCCGGCCGCCCGTTACCCTTGGCAAGCTCAATCGCATGCTTGCTGATGATCTCGAGGAACTGCCGAACCGTGGCTTCGTCGGCTGCGATAGTCATTCGAGCCTCCCGCCGATCTGGCGAAAAAGACTGAGCAGATACCGGCCCTGCTTCTCTGAGCTCGGCGCCCCTCCCCAGGTCAGGCGCGAACTCATGTCGTCGATGAATTGATGATGCCGGGCGTCGAGACGGCGTTTTTGCCGCTGGCAATAGAGAGCAATGGCCTCCCAATTCGTCTCGCCGTCGGCGTGGAGGCCGTAAATCGTCTCGGCCTTGGCGTGTTCGCGCTCCGTGTCCGCGACCCCCCTGGCGTAAGCGGCATCGCGGATCTGCTCCATCGCCGTTTGCGTGAGTCCGCCGCTCGCCAGCTTCTCGACTCCGTCGCCGAGGTCGGTGAAGGTGAGGCCGCGCGACGCCAGCGACCGCCTGAGCGCGTGCACAGCGGCGACAACTTCTCCGTCGTGATCCGAGCCCAGCCGGCGAATAAGGTCGGCGAGTTTCTGCTCATATGTTTTGGTCTGCGCATTCACGGCAGCTTCCAGCAACGATCGCGGTGCCCGCATTGGGCCAGGCAGCGAAAGTCGGTCGGATCGGAGTAGGCGCGCTCGAGCAGCCGGTGTTCCTTGGTCGCGGCGATGATCTCGGCGATGCGCTCGATCGCGCGCTCAGCGCGAATGCGATCGAAGGGCGTGAGCAGGTGCAAGACCTCACACGAATCCGCATTGATCGCAGTGAACAACGCCGGATTCAGCTTGCCCAAATAGTGCTGATAGAGAGCGACCTGAGTCGCATATTTGGGATAAGCCGCCGCCAACCCGTCCTTCACCAGAGAGCGCCAGCCCTTGGCGTAGATCATTTTGCATTCCCAAATGCAGGGCAGCATTAAGTGCACGCCGGGCAGCGGCGGCGCGCCGATCAAAATTCCGTCGGCATGACCCTTGAGATATTCGAGCGCGGTGAATTCGAGCGCGGCCGGCGGGGCGAATTCGAAGCCGCAAGCGCTCGACTGTGCACGCATGGTCGCTTCGGCGGCGTGGCCGCGGTCAAACGGTAGCCGCTGGCGCGCGCCCCCGAACGACGAGCACAGCCACTCGAACTGAATTTTGCGCATGCACTCGTCGCCGGCGCTCGACGCGCCCAGATAAGCCCGTGTCAGCCGCGGCGTCGCCAGCGCGACGCGCTCGGCGAGAGCGTTAAGCTCGACGTTGATCGGCTCATTGAGGAGCCGGATGTAATCGTCGGCGTCGCTATAATCGTGCGCATCCATGTTGAGCGGCTCGGCTCAAAAAGGGATTCCGGAATCGAACTCGTCGGGCGTCATACGCGGCCCGCCGGCCCCATAATTGGCCTGACGCGCGATGACAGCGGCCGGATCTCCTCTCGTGAGCCCACGCTCGCTAAAATCGCGCGCGACGACCGCTCTCCGCACCAGCCGCAGCGCCACGAGCAGGAACTCGGCCATCGTTTCACGTGGCCAGTCGCCGATCGGCTTCGCCCAGTCGAGATCGGGGCAGGCCTCAGCGAGCTTCGGCAGGATCGCCAGCACTGCGCCGACGTCCCACGGCTCCGGGGTCATGCCAGTGGCGCGGATCGTGCGCTCCTGTTCCCAACCCTCGGTCACCGCCTGCTCGGAACGAACGCAGATCCAGCCGAACAGCGCGCCCGATACGATCCAACCGAATTCGCGATCGTTGAGCCGGCCGATCGGCGCGCCAGGCGGGATTGCGCCATCATCCTTGATCGCTTTGCGCGCCTCGGCGACGGCGGCTGCGGAGGCCTTTCGCAGCCACATATCGTTCTGCGCGGTAAGCGAGGGCTCGCGCTTCGTAGCCATGTCACTGCGCCCAGGCCGGCTTAACAACCGGCGAGGCCGGCGCGGGCGCGGACAACGATCCGCCGCTCGACGGCGGGTCCTGGTCGAACGGACCGCGATAGCCCGTCTTGTCGGGTGTGATGACGTCTCCGAGAACGTTGCGGTCGCGGTACATCGTGCCGTCGGGGCGCTTGCCGCCCTTCTCGACGCCGACCCGGATCTGAAATTTAAGCCCGTCGAAATCCAGCAGCACCTTCGACCACTTCGTTCGCGCCTCGTTGGTCTTATCGTCGGGACGGATAGCGAAGGCGCTATCGAGCATCGCCTTTGATCGACTGGCTCTTGGCGACCATCTGCTTCTGCCCATCGGTCTCGCCGGTAAGCAGGAAGTTCTGCCAGAACTTCATCTTGCTGTGCTTGCCCTCGAGCAGGATGAACTCCGCGTCGAGGTACGAGCTCGTTCCCTCCTTCGAGCGCTTGAGCACGCCGTCCTCGCCGTCGCCGCCCATGCGGATGCGCAATCTGCACGACGGCGACTTCGCCGGCGGGGATGAGCTCCATGTCGAGCGGAGCGCTGTCGCTATAATCAAACGGCTGGGTCATGATGGTTCTCCTTTCGTCACCAGCTTGGCTAAGAGTTTTCCGAGATCCGGCGGCTCGACCTGATCGAGCTTTCCGCTTCGATCTTTTGCCGGAAGTCCCCAGGGATTAGGCGATGTCGTAACGAAGCCGCGAACCGGCTTGCCGTCGCCGAAGTCGAGCAGCTCGAGCGTCGCGACCACGTCGATAATTCCCGGCAGCTGTGCTCCGGTCCGGACGCCCTCGAGTTGCGGCCGCCAGGTCGCGATTCCGTAATCGTCGACGTGCCGTTCGAGAACGGCGACAAAGACGATGTTGCGGCTGCGGTCGCGCTGAAACTGCTGCAAGAGGGCGACGCCCTCGCGCGCGATCAAGCCAAAGGTTCCGCGCAGATCCTTGCGGCCACGATCGGAGAAGCTTTCCGGCTGTGTTTCCGCCCAGGTGCGGCACAACCGCATCGCCTGGGTCAGCGAATCGATGAAGATCGTGCGGTGTCCAGCGAGGGGCGCGAGGACCGGATCAGCGGCGACGCTCGCGAAGTGATCGGCGGAGTAGGCTGCGCCCGCGGGACGGCTCGGGTCGGCGCCGCCAAAGAGCACGGCGAGGTCGCGCAGGTCGCGCCAAGTCTGCGAGCGAATGGAGGCGACCGGCAGACCGAGGACGCTCAAGTCGCCGGCCTCGGCGTCGACGAACAGCGTCTCGGCCAGCATCGCCGGATTCAAGGTCCTCAAGAGCGATGTCTTGCCGACGCCGGGCTGGCCGACGATCAGGATCTTCGCACCGCGCGCCTCCGCGATCCTCTCCTGTGCTCCGAGTACGCGCATCTCGGTCATGGCGCCGCCTCGCTCATCGCAGACCTCCCGTAGGCCAGCCGAGCTCCTTCTCGGGCGCCTTGATTTGCTCTTCCCGTTTCGCGGTCAGGTGATCGCGACAGGCGTACCGGCGGCCGCCGTTATCGCGATCGACGAAGATGCACGCCGGCGGCTGTTTCTAGCGCCCAATCGGATCGGCGTGACATGTGGCGCAGCGAATCATGCGGCCCTCCTTGTGGAATCAATGCGGGTGGAGTCGATGCGGCCGTGGAAGTGAATCGCGGCATGTCCGTTAGGCCGCGGAAGGTCGAACAGGCACCACACGCAATTATCTTTTGAAGTGAACGGCGAGCCCGGAATCCATTTCACCCGGCCAACGCTCACGATTTTCTGAAGACGCGGCAGGTAGGGAATCGCCTGTTTAGTGTGGACCCAGTCCAGCATCGAGAAGCAGCCACGTCGGCAGTTGATCGCTCAAATTGACGAGGATCGCGTGCAGAGCGTCGCGACGCCACGGCGGGTTGGTTATGAAGGTGTCTGCGCCTGCGATGTCGTAGCGCGTCGTGCGGGCATCATGCGGTAGGTCGAATGCGCCGACGCACACATGTCCGGCGCGCTCGAGATGCCAGGCCAGAAAGCCGCAGCCGCAGCACGGCTCAAGGAATGGCGTGCGCGGTTTGAGACAATCGAGCAATGGCGTAGCCGCTACTGCCGGCGTGTTGTAGGCGTCGCGTTCAATGCGTGGGAAGGCAGAGCGTTTGCCCATTGGCGCGTTACCCCTCCGCTGTCTCGCGGGCGAGCGCCCGCTTGAGGGCGCGCAGCGCCCTAGCCACTTCCTGGTCAAATTCCCGAAAGGCGCTGGTCGCCACTTCTGGCGCTTCAGTAAGGCGACTGAGAAGGTCTTTGAGCTCGCTCGCATCGACACGGGTGACGCCGTCGTTGCCTTTGACAAGGATGTCGCACTCGGCGTCCTCGTCGACGCCGACGATGTCCGCGACCGCGGTTTCAAGATCGGCGACCGCGCGCTCGAGATCGTCCTCGAAGTCGACGAGCGCGGTCCGGTGTGGGGCGTCACTCATGACGAGTGTCCCTTTTCGAGGAGCCGACGTAGGAGTGAGCGTGAATTCGCCTGAGCGCGACGATCGCTTGGCGACCGGGAGAGGACCAGCAAGTGACGACGACCGGCCGCGGTCCAGCTGATTTTGTAGTGCCCGCCGGCCAGGTCGACGTCGGCGGCATGACCGGCGGAGGTGAGCGCGGCGACCGCCTCGCGGACAGGCACAGGGGGGCGACGGCGGCTCATTGCAAGCCTCCCGCCATCCATCGGGTGAAGTCGCTCGCGACGCCCTCGGCGACCCTGTGCAGCCACTTTGCAGTGACTTCGTCGGGAAGCACGATGACCAATCCAGCATCCCTGAGGAACTGACGGAATGCGGTCTCGTCGAAGCAATTGCGAGTTTTGAGGAGCGCGACTGCCTGGCCGACGATTGCGGCGTCGATCTCTGCGCGGTTGTCGGATTTGGGGTTTGATGGTATCCGACACATGAGGGCGCAATCCTCCTCGATCCCGCGCGTCCAACGCCGGGGTGGTGAAGTTTCTCAGACAGTTTTGAAAAGGGACTGGCGGCCGTTTCGGTCGCCGGTTTCCTTACGCGTTACCGGGTACGCCTCAGGCTTTGCACTAGTCGGACGAAACAAGTTCTCCCTTAGGCAGCGCGACGCTCCGGCGCCGCGGCGACGTCGCAGCCGTCTGGCGCGGCTGCGACGCAGCGCGCTTGTGCGTCGTCGGCCGAGAAACAGGAGGAGGCGGAGCAGGGGGAAGCGCCTCGACGGCGGGCGGCGTCAGCTCCCCAGAGAGGCCGAGGCGCTCGAGCACCGCGATCGACGGAACCCGCAACTTCCCACCGACCCAAAATGTCGGAACGCCAAGCTCGCCTTTCCGAGCCGCGTCGTAAGCCGAATTTGCAGACAGATCGCCCAGAACCTTGCCGGCGTTGGGCACGCTGGTCGTCGGCTTGGTCCGCAGCTCGTTAAGAATTTCCCTCACCGTTGGCACTGACTTCTTTTGTGCTCTAATCCTCAGGCACAACCAAAGGTGCAGTTCACTGCCCCGCTTGTCAAGCAATTTTTGCATGATATTCAGGCAATAACTCATGGCAAAACGAGGTGATTTATGACAACTAAGGAGATCGCCGCAAAGACCGAAAAAGCTCGCAAAATCGGGCGACCGCGCAAATTCCCTCCCGGCCGGATCAGCGTGTATCTGCGCGTCACGCCAGAGCGCCTCGCCATTCTGAAGGGTACGGCCGAGCACCACGGTCGCTCGCTCAGTGAGCAAATTGAATACGAGCTCGAGTGGGCGGCGGCGGAGAGAGCTTTTCGTGCAGCGACGCAAGTCGACAAGAAGGTCCGCGGCATAAGCGAGCAGCAAGCTCGGAAGATTGTCAACGACACGGCCGAGCGGATGCTCGAGGACATGCGGATGTTATTCGCGGAGTTAAAGCGATGAAGGGAAGCCTGCAAAAGCGCGGCTTGAATTCCTGGCGCTTGAAATATGACCTCGAGCCCGACGCCACAGGTCAGCGCCAAACACGCTATGTCACACTCAAGGGCGTGCGCAGGGAGGCCGAGGCGCAGGCCGCAAAGATCCTCGGCGCCGTCGTCTCCGGCGACCACGTCGACCCTAGCGGCGAAACAGTCGCCCAATTTGTCGAAAGATGTCGCCTTCGCTCAGGCCCATCATGACGAGGACGTCGGTGTCACCTTGTTGTCCGACATCCGCGACATCTTCAACCGCACCGGCGCCGATCGTATGGCCAGCGAGGATCTGATCACGGCCTTGCTGGACGTCGAAGAGAGCGGTTGGGATCAATATCGTGGCGCGAACGACAATCAGGCAGCGCGCAAGCTGACACAGGGAGAAATGGCCCGGCTGCTGCGCCCCTTCGGCATCAGGCCGAAATCGATCTGGCCGCGGGCCAAGCGGCGCCGCGGCGTTACGAGTCGGAAAGGCTATTTCCGCCCCCAGTTCGAAAGCGCATGGCGACGCTACTGCTCGCCAGCCGGCACACCGGCACAAAGCAGCAACGTCAGATACTTAGGCGATCGTTGAGGCGGCACAGACGGAAAAAAGTTGCGTCATCTTCGTCATCGGCGCAGAGGTTTGCGCATGGGGTTTAGGGCGCGCCAGAGTCGTCCGGTGCCAATTCCGGTGCCAATTGGCCGTTTGTTCTCCCTGGGAGAGCGCCTAAGCGCTTGATATGGTTGAGTTGGAAGGATGGCCGAGTGGTTTAAGGCAGCGGTCTTGAAAACCGCCGTGGGCGCAAGTCCACCGTGAGTTCGAATCTCACTCCTTCCGCCATTCTCACGTCCGCCTCTGTCTTTCGCCGTCTACCGTTCCCTTGATAATCAACACCTTTTCCGACTCCGCAGTCTATCCCTGTCTGCCAACGTGTGTCATAATCCGCCCGAAGCGTTAGGGTAAAGCGTTGGGTGCGGTCCGATCCCAGAAGCGCGTAAACTCACCATTGGGGCGGCGAGATGGCCAACGCGATAAACAAACTCAGCGACCGGCGAATCAGGACGCTCAGGAAGCCCGGGCGCCACTCCGATGGCGGTGGGCTCTACCTCATCGTCGACAAGAACGGCGCGAAGCGCTGGGCTTTCCTGTTCCGCAAGAACGGCCGCCTGCGGGAAATGGGCCTCGGCGGCCTCAATGCTGTCCCGCTGGCCACAGCGCGCCAGCTAGCCGCGGAATGCCGAAAAACGATCGGCCTCGGCGGCGATCCCATCGGCGATCGAAAGCGAGAGCGCGAACAGAAGCACGCCGAACAGCGCGAACAAAAGACCTTTGGCGAGGTCAGCGCAGAATTCATCAAAAGCCATGAAGCGGAATGGACCAACGCTAAGCACGTCGCCCAATGGCGAATGACAATCGACGTGTATGCGGCGGCTCTGAAACCCAAGGCGGTTTCCGAGATCACCACAGACGACGTTCTCGCTGTGCTTCGGCCGATTTGGACAGAGAAGCCCGAGACGGCCTCCCGGTTGCGCGGTCGCATCGAGCAGATCCTTGACGCCGCCAAGGCCGCGAAGCTTCGAGGCGGGGACAACCCCGCCGAGTGGAAAGGCAATCTGAAGCACTGGCTTTCCAAGCCCGAGCGGGGCAATCATCACGGCGCGCTCCCCTACGCGGCGGTTCCGGCCTTCGTCGAACGGCTTCGCCAACAACCGGGCCTCGCCCCGTTCGCGCTGGAATTCGCCATCCTCACGGCCGCGCGCTCCGGCGAACTCCTTGGCGCGAACTGGGAAGAGATCGATATCGAGGAAGCACTTTGGACGGTTCCGGCCAGCCGCATGAAAGGCAAGCGCGAGCATCGCGTCCCGCTG